TCATATGTTTTCCATTCCTTGATTTTTGACATAAGACCAATTTTTTCCTCGGTCATCATTATATCTGTCAGTTTGCTGCTGACTTTTGTGCCCTAATAACCTCCTTGTATCAATGCCTTGTGTGTTGTAAAGCCTTTCTGAAAGTGATCTTTGCTCGTGAAAGGTGGCCGGTGTTCCTCTGGACCAATCAATTTGAGCTTGATCACGGGCCTTCTTAAAATTCATTGTCAAGGTGTTGGCTTTTACCTGAGTCCCACGCTCAGCTTGAGATGTCGAATGAAAAAAGTGGATTAAAAATGGACTTATTACATAGTCTCGACAGCGAGCAACAACTTCTCTTAGACTCCAATTTATTACATCAAGTCGCAAAGATAAAGGGATCGCTATTTTATTCCCTGTTTTTTCTTGAACAATGTGTAAATGCTCATCCCATATGTCGTTGAATTTCATATTCGAAATGTCCCCCAGTCGCTGACCAGTGACGAGCGCGAGAAGCATTGCATTGCCCATATAACGATGATTGTTGTCAGCTATATCAAAAATTTTTTGCCACTCTTCTAAGCTAAGTCGTTGTCTGGTTATCTTTAGACGGGGTTGTTTAGTGGCAAGTGCCGGATTATGGCCGGGCGGCACTTCTCCATAATGTTGAGCTTCTTTGAAAACATCAATTAAGACTGAGCGGATCACTTGTGCCATGCGTGGTTGTCCAGCGACAATATACTCGTCAAGAATTTGGGCTATGTCCCGAACGTCGATAGCGGAGATCATTTTCAGGCCCACTCGTTCTTTTAATAATGAAACTGGCTTCGCTTTTTGCTTATAGGTATTCAGCTTGATGTCTCCAGTCTCAAGTCTCTTATCCTGAATTTTCCAATAGCGTTCAAGCCAGGTCATTGTATTAATTGATTTCCCTTTCGTGGACGCAATGCGGTCACTCAAAGCAAGGATTTGCCTTGTTCTTTGTTCAGCAAGACGAGAATTTGCCTCAATGGCGATAGCTCTTGCTTCTTCTTCATTTGCACCTAGGCTATGAAATTTACCAGTGATAGGATGTTTATAGCGCCAGTACACTTTGTTCACTTTTCGATTGTATAAAGGATAAAGATTCGGCACCTTTACGTTGTTTTTACGAGGTCTGGCAGCCATCGGACAATATCCTCAGCAGTGATGATGGATCTGATTTTCTGATGATGGGTTTAGCTAGGTTTCCAGTAATTTCAGCATCTTCTCTTACACGCCAGTATTTGCCTTCTTTGCTGGCAGGCGGATTGAACATTGATTGTTTTGCATATCTGCGCAGGGTGTTGAGGCTAGGTGGATTACTTCTGTATTTTAATGCAGCCCATTCCTCAAGAGTCAGCATTTGCAGCATTTGAAATTTCCTCCCTTAATGAAAAATGATGTTGCAGTTAAGGCGTTCAGCTTCGTTCTGCGCCTCGATGGGATTTTTGATAACGGTACCGTCAGGCATCAGCCAGCCATTGAGCAGATGGCTATAGGGCAGGGTGATACGTCCAACGGTGATAGGGTCGTCTGACTTTTCCATGAATACTCCACACACGATTTTTGGTTGCACTAATCCCTTGCCTTAGATGGCAATAAAACTTTTGGGATTTAGTTAATTGGCTGCTGGGTTACTGCAACAACCCAGAGCCGGGCCTCCACACTTGAAGGTTGTTGTGACATGTCACAACGAAGAGAACACACAGCGCCTCTTTGGCGCGGCCTTATGCGCCCACCAAATGCTCTCATCGTTGTGCAAAAAAGTGCGGTTAAACCGGGTGAACATTACCTTCGCTCTCCTTATGGGATGAAAGCCCCGGAGTGACCGCCAAGTACAACACTCTCTCTTTCCTGAACCTTTGCTGATTAGCGAATCATCCCGATCTTCTTTCACCTCGGGCGGCTACTTCGTGGGCGTCCTGCCTGTTCGCTACTGATGGGATAACATTAAAACATAATTGCATAATGCGCAATTATTAATATGCGTAAAATGCAAAAAAAATGGATGCAAAAAAGACATCACCAGATTTAGCGACATCTTCTAAAAGCGAGTGGAAAGGGTTATGCGTGGCGCTTGATTGCTTGAGATTGGCTGATCATTACTTTACCAAAAACATAAAACCTATGTTCATTATCCTTGTCTATTTGCCATTCTCTGTACTGGGGGTTATCAGATAGAACCAAAAGTTTGTCAGGGACAGATTGAAGTCGTTTTATGTGAATTTTTTCATCAAATCCAAAAACATAAATGCCGTCACCATCAACGTTATGTATCGATACATCCACAAACACTAAGTCGCCAGGCTCGATAGTCCCGGCCATACTATCACCACGAACATTAATCATTTTGATTGAGGACGCTGGTCGTCCGCCAAAGATCGTTTTCGCGTGCTCGCTCACATATTCGATTGAATGAATCACATCTATAACATCACCCGATACGAATGCACCAGGCCCAGCACTGGCACTCACATCAAGCACTTCCACACGATACATAGTCTCTGGCTCCTGCTTTTGAACATTCCTACTGTCATTATATACAGTGGATTCGGCAGTTCCAGGTGAAAATAACTCACTTACGTCAACGCTCAAAGCTTTGGCTATCTTGTTAATTGACTGTTCTGTAAAGGATTTCTGCTTTCCAGTTTCTAGGCGTGAGATATTAGCGCCGTCAACTCCAACGGCTTCAGCAAGCTCTTCTATTTTCATGCCCCGAGCTTTACGCAGGCTTCTAATTTTATTTCCTATGTTCATGGGCTAATTACAAATCTCATTTGCAAAATACGCAAATTATCTTGCGCAAGTTGATGCCTTCTAATAATATGCGAATTGCGCAATTTAGGAGGTAAAGATGCAAATCCCGCAAACGCCTTTGCGAGCCCTGCGGCTTGCTAATGGACTCACTTTAAGTCAGGTAGCAGTTGCAGTTCAGCTTGATGTAGGAAACCTAAGTCGAATTGAGAGAGGTATCCAAGCAGCATCAGTGGATGTAGCAGAAAGGCTGACTACCTATTTCGAAGGGAAAATCACTGAAATGCAGATTCTTTACCCTAAGAGATTCACAACGATAACCCGAGAAAAGAAATAATTTAACTACCCAAGGAAAAACAGAATGGTAGACACGATCAACCAGGCAGTTCGCCAGATGTGTAAGGCACATAAGCACGGCCGTTTAGGCATGGCTGCTGATTTAGGCATGAGTATCGATCAGTTCCATAACCATCTTTACAAGAAGTGCGGCAGTCGCTTTTTCACCCTGGATGAGCTGATGCAAATGGAAGCTTTGTCCGGCACCTATTGCGTAGCTGAGTTCATGGCCGTTAGTCATGGAATGCTGCTGGTGGACATCAAAGCGACTGGCGAGATGGACAAGGTTGATTTGTTCGATACGCAGATGAAGGCCAAGGTCGCAGAAGGTGAGCTGGCTACAGCACAGCTTGCAGCTATGGTAGACGGAGTAATTGACCATCACGAGAGCAAAACACTGTCGGCGCTGTTCCGAAAAAAACTCACTCACCAGGTACACGGTTTCTTTGGCCTTATCGCACTGTTTAGCGCAGGCACAGCAGATCACGCCGTGGACATGTTCGTATCAACCGGGAGGAAGGCTGATGTTGCCGGAATGCAGTTCGAAGCGCAGGACATTTGAAGTAGTTACAGATTTAGCAGGGGTCAGAAAAGGTGAACGCCCCGGGTTGCAGCCTAGGGCGTTCGGTGCGAGTAAATCAACGTGTGTGGAGACTCATCGCATGGGCATTGTAAATCAGAAACCGCTATTAGGGCAATTCCGCTGCCGATATCAGGCTGGCGTCCCTGTCTATGAGCAAATCATATCCTCAGCGGATGAGGCCCACAACTACCAGTGCGTGCCGCGTTTGGTAGTCGAATCAGCTTGGGAAGAGTTTTATCGTCGCCCCGAAGATGCAGGGGTGAATCATGGAAACTGAAATCATTAAGCCCTGGGTTGAGCGCTACACCGATCCGCGCGGAGTTTCGGTCACAACTGTCGGCGTTGATACGGTTAATCACCGTGTGATCTTCCGCCGCCCTGATTATCCCCATGATTGCATGCTGCCGCGGGTGTTGTTCAGTCAGAAGTTCAGGAAGGTATCACCATGAGTTTACTGCTTAAGGTCAAGCCTCTTGTGGTGAGCCCTGAGCTTGCCAGCCGCATTGGCCTCAATGAAGCCATAGTGCTTCAACAGATTTGCTACTGGCTGGAAGACACCACATCTGGCGTCGAATATGACGGGAAACGCTGGGTTTATAACACTATCGATGAATGGACAAATCAGTTTCCATTCTGGTCATCTGACACTGTTAAGCGTGCTCTTACGTCGCTTAAAAAGCGTGACCTGATTTTCGTCGAGCAGCTGAAAAAAACACAGCATGATAGGACTAATTATTACGCAATTAACCACGCAAACCCTTTATTGACCGATGAGGGCAATTTGCACTCATCGAAGAATGCAAATTGCCCTAATCGAATGGGGCAACCTGCACCAATCGAACAGGGCAACATGCCCTCATCCATCGGGGCAAATTGCCCTCATCTTACAGAGAATACAACAGAGAATACTACAGAGATTACAGGTAAAGACTCTTGTCCGGTTTCTGCGAAACCCGACAGTGATTCTTCCGAGGATGCTTTCCGTGTTCTTGAGCATCTTAATCGCGCCGCTGGATTGCGTTATCAGAAATCGAAATCGTCACTGGGTCCTATCCGTGGTCGCCTTAGTGAAGACTTCAGCGCTGATGAGCTGATCCTTACCGTGGATTACACCATTGCCAAGTGGTCTGAAGACCCGAAGATGAGCGAGTTCGTCCGGCCAGAAACCATTTTCCGTCCCGGAAAGTTTCCCGGTTATCTGAGTTCAGCCCAGAAGTGGGACCGTGCCGGCCGTCCACCATGCATCAACGGCAAGTGGATGCGTAACGTAACCGCTTTGCCACCAGTAGACAGCCAGACGCCTCCGGGCTTCCGTGGCGCTTAAGGGGGATTCATGGACAACGCCGAAATTATTCTTGAATGCCTCCGCACTCACGGTGGAATGAGCATGAAGCGCATCAGCGAAAAGACAGGCATTAAGTACGCAACAGCCCGCGATGCGGTTTTTCAGATGTGCGAGCAGCTCATCCTGATTCGCAATCAGAAGTGGCTGTTTACGGTAAACACCGCGCCCAGGCCTGAAGAGAACGGTGACTATCTCAAAGCCGTTCAGACAGCGACTGAGCTTGAGAGCAAGGGCCTGTGGCTTCGCGCCAGCCATAACTGGTTGAACGCCATGATGACAGCCACCTTCGAACACAACCGTCAGGTTGCAAAAGTCAGGAGCGATAACTGCGCGGCCAGAGGCGCTATACGCTGCAGCAGCTATAGCGGCATCAACAGTGGGAAAGTCAGCGATTACTGGCAGTGGGAGGTTTACCGATGAAACCAGCCCTTAAACGCCACTTTGAAGAACACGAATATTTCTACAGGTCATTGCCAGAAGTGCTGGTAATCATCCTGTTACTGATTATCTATCTGGTTTGGGAGTTACACACAGCATGAGCACCTTATCACTGGTTTACAAAGACAAAGACGAAAAAGGGACCAACATCACTACGCGCAAAACCTATTTGCTGAGCGTTGATGAGCTTTACGTCGAGCCTGGTTATAACGTTCGTGATATTGACCAGACTCACGTTGAAGAATTCCGTGATGCGTTTATCGCTGGTGAGCATGTCCCGCCGCTTGCCGTTCAGGTTACTGAGCATGGCATCAAGGTTATCGACGGGCATCATCGTTACTTCGGCGCGAAGCTGGCTCAGGAAGCTGGTCATGAGCTGCGCCTTGAGTGCAAAGACTTCGTAGGAAGTGAAGCAGACCGCATTGCATTCATGGTGACAAGCAGCCAGGGCAGAGCATTACTTCCGCTTGAACGTGCCGCTGCCTATCAGCGCCTGGTCAATCAGGGCTGGGAACCGGCAGAGATAGCGAAGAAGGTTAAGCGTTCGGTCACTGATGTTGAGCAGCACCTGCAGCTTCTGACTGTTGGCGATGGCCTGATTGATATGGTCAGGTCTGGTGAAGTCGCAGCGACCACTGCGTTAGCTCTTCAGCGTGAGCATGGTGCAAAGGCTTCCAGCGTTGCACAACAGCAGATGGAGAAGGCCAAAGCCGCGGGCAAAAAGAAACTTACCAAAACCGCCGCGATGCCGAAGTTCAACGCAGAGAAGGCGCGGCGATTGGTCGAATTGCTATGCGATGCGCAGTCAGGAGACGATGAAGACGGCCTGACAGGGCTGTATCACAATTCCAGCTATACCGATGAGATCATGTCTATCCTGGCGGAATACCGTGAAGGCATTCCCGGCGCTGAAAAAACTTCGGAACCAGAGCTGGTGCAGGAGCAGCAGGGCGGCGAAGAGTTACCGCTTAAGCGTGTTGATATTCTTGAGCAAAGCGGCGTTGAGACGATGGCCTGTGTTGTGGCTGCGTTCGGCATGAAGCACGAATACAGTTTCAGTGAGTCAAAATACGCGCACGTGTGGGCCTCAGATTCAGTTGAAAGCCCAGAGATGTTGGTTGTTCCGCCTGAAACCGTCCAGAAGGCAAAGCGACTCATTCAGGAGCATCAGGACGATCTTGAATTAAAATTGTGGGTTGCTGAAAAGTTCGAAGGCCCGGACGAAGACAGTTTCCGCTTCCGTCGCTTTCATTCGGCATTGGTCGAAACCCGCCTTGTTAAACCCTGCACGGTGGGTGAGTTCATTGAGCTGGTGGAGCAGACAGACCCTAACTGCTGGGATAACGTCCGACTCTTACGTGGAGCAGTCAAGGAACTTTTAGGCGAAGAGGGCAATGCCGTGTGAAATTAACCCTGCCATTTCCACCAAGCCTTAACGGTTACTGGCCGGCTACGAATACGGGTATGAAAATTAGCGCCTCCGGGCGCTCTTTTCAATAAATATCATTTATAGGCCATACAAATATTGATGTTGAACATTTAGATTGATTTCTGAATCTTACGCAATTTTTTCTATTAATTGCAATATAATTGAATTTTTATATTGATTGATTGAATTCTTTAACATAATCTAAATTATCTTTAACAGCTTGTGTTTTTCTGGATTGTATGTCGGTTTGATTTTATAATCATTACATAATTATAAGCTATGGTCGAATTTTTAACGAGTTCAGGTTAGTTTGAAAGGTAGTAAATTGATTTAATAATAAGGAGGTAGCATGGATGTTCGTAAGGTTTTCGAGGCCATTAGTCTCGAATTGACAGCAAACTTCAATAAAAGCGTTCAAATAAAGCACAGTGGTGGGAAAGGAAGTAATAGAGAAGACACTTTTGTAGAATTTCTCAAAGATTATCTTCCAGGAAAGTATGGCGTCGGTCGTGGAGAGGTCATAACATCTGAGAATGATGTTAGCGGTGAGTTAGATATTGTTATCTATGATAAGGATCATTGTCCACTTTTTATAAAATCAGACTCGCATTCAATTTATCCCAGGGAAAGCGTTTTCGGGGCTATTAGTATGAAGTCTCATCTGGATAGTGAAGAGTTAAAAGATGCCTACAATAATATAGTAAGTTTGAAAAAAATAATGCCGGAGAAAGGATTTTCCAAATCATCTAACCCCGGGATGATTTCAGGGTTCTCACCTGTAGTTCCTGTTACTGCAATATTTGCTTATTCTGCAAACAGGAGTCTTGAAGCTATCGCCAAACAAGTTAAGGAGTTAGACAAAGGACTTGAAAACCTAAACTTGAGGCCGGATTTCGTTGTAGTACTTGATTTGGGTATAGTAGGGCCGGAGGGCCGGATAAGAAATCAGTTTAATCAATATAATCTTCCAGATAAACCTGACAGGGTTTCACCTTTAAGAGCAGCAGGAAGACATACTCTCCTACGGTTTTATATGCAGTTTCTTGACGAGTTAAATTCAATAACGCAACCTGATCTCGACCTTAATTCTTATTTCAATATGCCATCTAAGGTAGGAAAGTATAAGGTAAGGAAACATGACTGCTTGGCAATTCAATTTCCGGGGGAGTCAGAGGCTTCAGTAAAAAAAATTACATTTGAATGTATAGATAGAATTGTTAATGGCTCAATAAAGGTTACGCTCAAGCAGCACTATTTAAACCATCTTGGGAGTGTACCTCAAGGGATGGACGAAAAAATGATTCTTTCTAATTTTGTCCATGAGTATAACCCTAAAAATAAACCACCAATCCAGTTTCATGTTGATGATAATGGGAAGCCAGTTATTGGTGAGAATTGTTTTCAGCCGTTTTTTATATATGTAGATGGCAATGGTTATGCCATTGACTTCAACAGCCTTTCTAAGAGTGATTTTGAAGATAACCCTGACTTTACTATCGATGAGCTTTTTTCTAGTTAACAATTAAACATTTACAGTTCCTAGTTGTCTTGTGTGTTGTTTGAGCGCAGGAATATAAATAGATTGGCTTAGAGCAGTGAGGGAATATGGACATCGAAAAAGAGAGGTAACATCTATCCAGCTCACGTTGGGGAGGAAATGATCTCAAATAGCGGTTATAGTGCGAATACCGGGGGCATGTTGCAGATGCTTTTGGTAAAGGTTGGTCCCGTTCACTTGCAGGTGATGGGGCGGGGCCGTTTAAAAATAATGCGAGTAAAGTGTGTGGAGTGTTCAATATGCATAACCAGATTTCTGGTGGCTTAGTGCCATCATCACGTCCTTTCGCGGCAATGCCAGTTATAACCAGCTATGAAATTGCTGAGCTTGTTGGTAGTCGTCACGACAAAGTGAAGCAGTCCATTGAGAGGCTCTCAGAGCGCTCAGTAATAGCTTTACCCCCAATGGGGGAAAAGGCCACTGCAGGCCGTCCATCAGCATATTATATTTTCGAAGGCGAGCGCGGTAAGCGCGACAGCATCATTGTTGTTGCTCAGCTCTCTCCTGAGTTCACTGCACGTTTAGTTGATCGCTGGCAGGAGCTTGAAAGCGCAGTATCTAAGCCATTACAAATCCCTCAGTCATTCGCCGAAGCTCTTCGCATGGCTGCTGACCTTGAAGAAGAGAAAGAGCGTCTTCAGCTTCAACTCACAGAAGCTGCACCCAAGGTAGAATTTGTTGATCGCTACGTCACAGCCAATGGTTCAATGACATTCCGGCAGGTGACTAAGCTGCTGGGGGCTAAAGAGCCAGAGTTTCGTTTATTTCTCATCGAAAGCCGCATCATGTATCGCCTCAGCAATGTCCTGACGCCATTTCATCAGCACATCGAAGCCGGAAGGTTTGAAGTTCGGACCGGCACAACCAACGCCTCAAATTACGCATACAGTCAGTCACGCTTCACTGCCAAAGGCGTTCAGTGGATTGGCGGGCTGTGGACGGCTTACAAAGCGAAAAGGGGTGATGAGTGAGAGCACTGCTTACGCCTGAAGTTGCTCCGCGCACAGGGATAGTGCTGCTCAAGCCTGGCTCTGACCTGATGGGGATGTTTCGTGGCCGCGTTCTGGTGAGTACACCGACAGCGGACATGGCCGACCTTCCATCAGGCAGGATCAATGACGGCACACAGCCGCTGCTTGATGAGCAATCTCTGATTCCGTTCTTCAGTCATGATCGTGTTATCGCCGCCGCTGGTGGAGCTAATGGCCTGGCTGGTTTCGTGCGTGGTTTTGAATGCTGCCAGTGGCACGATGATGCGACATGGCATCACCATGAATACACGCTTCACGAAACTGAATCCGGCTTGGTGTCATTGTGCTACAGCCACGATAATCAGTTCAGGGAGCATGGCACACCCGGCAAGCTGGACAACATCGCTAAGGGAAACACAGCGCTGTGGATAATCAGGATGGTTTGCAGCCAACTCGGTTTGCATGGGGAGCATCAGCTTACTCTGCCCGAGCTGTGCTGGTGGGCCTCACTGAATGACCTTATCGACCTGATACCTGAAGCGCCGGCACGGCGCGTTCTCCGTATGCCAGTAAAGATTATCTCAGGTGAGCTTAAAGAATCGCATATCGCGCCAGAACGCCAGCCTCAACAGGTTATTCAGCAGGCGGCTGAGCAGGTCAAAAAGATAATCACTCTCGTCGCTGACCCTGAATCCCCTGAGTCATTCATGAGACGTCCTAAGCGTAAGCGCTGGGAGAGCCAAAAATACACACAGTGGGTTAAGGCGCAGAAATGTGCATGCTGCGCTAATCAGGCAGATGATCCGCATCACATCATTGGACACGGTCAGGGAGGTATGGGAACAAAGGCACATGATTTATTCGTGATTCCGCTTTGCAGGGCGCATCACGACGAGTTACACCGCGACCCAAAACTTTTTGAGTCGAATTACGGCAGTCAGATCGAACTGTTATTCCGGTTTCTTGATCACGCTATTTCAGTTGGCGTTATTGGGACAGATAAAAAATAAAGTGTGTGGAGGAGATTTAATATGCGTGACATTCAACTGGTATTAGAGCGTTGGGGTGGCTGGGCTGCATGTGAGGGTACTCAGGTGGGCTGGAATCCAACAAGCCCCATGTTTATTACACTGCTGCCAAAGAGCACCAGTAGCCGTCCTTCGTGCTGTGACAATGACGGCATGATTATTGATACCGCTGTTGGGATGCTTAAAAAGGTTGGTCGCCTGGATGAACTGGATTTAATTATGGCGCATTACCGTTATGACGTTTCCAAATCAACAATTGCCCGCTGGCTTAAATGCTCAGAGGGTAAAGTGCGCCAAAAGTTGATGATCGCTGAGACGTTTATTGATGCCTGCATACTGATGACAGATGCCCGGCTTGAGATGGACGAAGCCACTCAGAAAACTATTTTTCAAAAAACTGCTTAATCTGCTTTTCGTTACGAATTTCTCTATGTAATCTGTTAAGAGTGGTAACAACGCATAGCTTCTTAAATTAGAAACCTCGCCAACTGGCGGGGTTTTTTCATTTCCACACAATACCAAAGGCACTGAGCGCAGCCGGTTTATCCGTTCTGTCCAGGACTGCAAACCTGTAGCGCCTTTCATATTGTGATAGCTTTTGCCCTGGGTAGACGTACCAGGTTATTAATCTCGTGAGAGTCAGGGCTGCTTAATTGCTGCTGGGATGTGCTATGTTCAAAGTAATGCAGTGAATCCACCTGTGCGGATGGGCTGAATCGAACATATCTAAGCGATATTGTTGATGAGCGAGCAGGGTTACAGATTTCCCCCCTCACCGGGAGGCACCCGGCACTGCAGAGTTTTAGCCACATTAACAGCATTTCAAAGCCTGCTTTTGCGGGCTTTTCTAATTTATAGGTTAGCTATTCTTAAGTATAGGTTGGGTTAGACTAAAGTGCAGTTGTTGAATAAGTGATGAATCTTCAGAATGGCTTATGGATTTCAAAAAAAATCCCTCAAGTCATCTAAGGTCTCGGCAACCAGGTAGGGATGACAAGAGGGAAGCCAAAACGGCCAACTCCAGGGAAAATCCTTAGTAACCATAACACATATTTATAAATATTTTGATTGATTTGAGTCAACAACTGAAGCCTGCTTATGCAGGTTTTTTTGTTTTAATGTCTCTCAATCATTTTGGGGTAGTAGCTTTTTTATACTTAAATTTATTTTAAGAGTGGCATTTATGTTGCATATGAATGCCTTGGTAGCCGCTTTACAGAACAATATGCCATTTGGTTTTTTCTGCAGAACTTGTGTTTATCAGATTGGTCTTATTCTTTCCTTCATTACTACATAGGGAAGGATTTTGAAAATATCCAAAAGAGCAACCTGGCTTTTAGTTTTCTTGTTCTGTGTTGTTGTTTGGGGCCTGATAGCCACTGCAGTTGCTTTTGCTGGAGATGACAGGAGGGTTCCCCCCAAGATGCAGCCCGGGCATTCAAACTCGAAGGTGGATGTAGAAAAAATCAAGAAGCTTAATTTAAACCCTCAGCAAAAAAAATTCATTGAGTCGTTAATTGAAACACCGTCAGAAAAGTCTGGCGGTAACTAAAGAGTCAAAGGATTTTTTATAAGAAGTGATTCTAAAGGTCGCCATCGGGCGGCCTTTTTTCGTTTTTGCGCTCGCCAATCAGCAACCATTTACCCTTTGACGCCGTGGCGATGCGCAATCTTTTCCTCAACGACAAGCCGCCATCATTCCGGTGGCGGGAACTAAGCGCATGCCTCCAGAAAAAGACCCGGGCTTTTGGGCCACAGTGCTGCTGTGGCTGTATGCCCACAAAACAGAATGGGGATATGCCGGGGTAGCAGGCATGTTTTCACTATTACGCAGTGCCTATGCAAAAAGCCCGTGGAGTAAGCGGGTTCTCGACGCTGTTTCCTGTAGTGCGCTGGCGTTCTTCGCTGCGCCAACACTTCAGGTCTTCGGCGCTCTCTTCAACTGGAACATCCCTGACGCTGCCGCACAGGTATTCGCGGTTTACATCGGGTATGTCGGCAATGACTACATCAGCGCCAGACTGCGCGGGTGGATAGACAGAAAATCAGGGGAACCTAATGACGGGCAGCAATAATTCACGCGGCATACGTAATAACAATCCAGGGAATATTCGCTGGGGCGACGAATGGAAAGGTCTGGTGCCTGAAGCCCAGCGTACCGATAAATCATTCTGTCAGTTCAAAGCGCCAGAATTTGGTATTCGGGCGATGATCATCATCCTTCGCAACTACCAGAGCAAATACGGCCTGAAAACCATTACGGGCATCATAAAGCGCTGGGCACCGCCGAACGAGAATGACACGCAGGCTTATATCCGCAGTGTGGCGCAGGCTACAGGTACTGATGCTGATAAGCCCATCGACCTGACGGACAGCCGTAAGCTGTTCCCGCTTTTGCAAGCAATTATTAAGCACGAGAACGGCGCACAGCCATACGAATATGACGTTTTTATTCGGGCGCTCGATCTCGTCTGACAGCAGGAGGTCGTATGGCCGCTTTCACGCTCATCAAAAACTATTCACACATCTTCGTCATTGGCCTTATCTGCCTGGCACTCTGGATGCTGAATGCCCGTAGCTCACAGCTTGAGGCAACCAATCAGCGCCTTGAGAAGCTGGCGAACAGCAAAGATGAGCAGATTAACGACCTGCGTTCCAAGAATGACGGCCTGGCTGCCAGCGTTAACGAGCTTGTGACAGCCGTTAAGCACCAGAATGAAGTAATGGTGCAGGTCACTGAACAACGCGCCGTAACAGCCCAGCAGAACCGGAAACTACAGAATGAAATCAAGCAATATCTTGCAGCGGATAAGTGCGCTGTTGCTCCTGTTCCCGCTGATGCTGCTGACAGGTTGCGGAGTGCAGCAAAAGCCGCAAGTGGAGTACCGGACAATCAGCCAGCCACGGCTAAACCTTCCGGCAGAACTGACGAGCCCGATTGAAGCGCCAGCGCCGCCCGATCCAATGATGTTCGGTGACAGCGTAAGCCTCAATGCAGAGCTATACGGCGTGGTGGCCCGGTGCAACATCGACCGCGCTGCAATTAGAAAGATTCAGTCCAAAAAATAGCCAGTCGTATTAATAAAACTGGCTAATCGTATTTAACTAAGAGCGACGTGATCTTGATATCCAGCCTCCACCGGATACGTTTTTATTGTCTTCACTCTTTAGTTCTTGCAAATAATCCAAACCGCTAGCTGTTATGCGAATCGTTGGTAGATCAAGCTGCCAAGGGTGGCCTGAGCTAAGAGGTGTAAAAGTCATTCCGCCCACTAGGTAGCCATGGTCCTTGAGGTAGACTAAATAGCCGGTTAGATCTAGGGGCTCACCAACCTCATTACTGAGTTTTTCCCAATCCTTAACCGAGCCTGGAAACACATCTGCAAGTGTTGATAAAACATGAATCAACAAGTCTTTTTTGATATCCATTTTTGAACCCCAGAAGTAACGTCAACATTGACAAGGGGATTATATCATTAAGATAAATTTAATGCTGACATCCACAAATCCAGCTAAGGGTCAAATAATTATGAGTGAAGCAAAGCCGCAAGACGGCAGCACAGTAAAAGGCTATCGCACGCTTGGGCCCAAAGAAATCGACGAAATGAATCACCTAAAACAGGCAAGTCGTGATTTTTGCACTTTGCTTGAAGCGCAGAAATCATGGGTTCAGGACGAATTGCAGATGACAGGAAATCATTCTGTGGAAGCGAATGAAGCAGGTCGCTGCCTGTCAATTGCCCGAACAAAGATGCAGGAAGCCTGTATGTGGGCCTGTCGTGCAGTAGCCCGGCCAGATGCTGACTGCTAAAGAATCCTCCGACAAGGGATAACGGTTAGCCACGCTGTGAAGCGTTGCGAAGCTGGAATGATTAATATGCTTCATATTTCCTCATGTTCAAGTTAAATTTTACTCCTTTAAAAGGGAGGTTTCATGGTCAGCATTTGGGCAACAATACTTGTGGCAATACTTTCATCGGGCTCAGCTTTACTTGCGGGGATAATGACAAACAGGGCTACAGAAAGAAGACTTGCATTGCAATCATCTCTTGATAGAAAAAGAGAGTTGATGAAAAGCAAGTTAGTCAAGGCTGAGGAAATTTACGTTTCTCTCCTACTTTTTCAACAAATGATTTTTAATATACACATGGCTTGGGTAGCTGTTGCAAAATCTGAATTAACAGTTGACCAGATGATGAAGAAAGCGGAGAAGCACTCAGAAGACAGTGATGCAATTGTCGTGAATGCAAAATTAGGAATTTACTTCCCATCTTTAAAAGAGAAACTTAATGAGGCTAGACAGCACCTTAAGCCTGCAAATAAGTGCTACTTTAAGTTGGTAGGTGGAGAAAACATATCAGACAAAGAAAAGATGAGTTTCGTTAACATCATTTTAGATGCCGGCTCCAAATTTGATGACGAGATTGATGAACTGTTGTTAGAGCTTAGTAGGGATGTAAATTCAAATTTCTAATCCGCCCCAGGGCGGTTTTTTTTGCTGAAAAATGCATTCAATGAGTTCAATTTTCAGCATAAACATAATGAATCATCGGCTGGTGGTATCACCATTGCCGAAGGCTATATCTATCTGACCAGTAGGAAACTCTGAATGGAAGTCGTGATTGATGGAATTGCCTATGCGCCAGTGAATGAACGGGCAACAAATATCGGTATTGCCATCAGCACACACAGCCGCCATGACGTTTTATCGCGCGCCCTCGAGCATCAGATTAAGTTCCTTCCGGCTGGTGCGCTGGTGGTTGTGATTGATGACGGCTCAAACGTTCCGGTAACAGCTCCCGCCGGAGTCAGGGTTATTCGCCGTGACATGTCACGCGGCATAGTGGCATCAAAGAATGCCAGCTTACAGACGCTGATTGATGCTGGTTGTGAGCATCTATTTCTGTGGGATGATGATGCGTGGCCTATAGCTGGTGGATGGGAACGACCCTACATTGACTCACCCGAACCGCATCTGGCCTATCAGTTTCAGGACTTCGCCACAGGCCAGAAGCTAAACGACATAGCAGTGCTTTACCGGGACGATAAGCACGTTGCCTACACAGGCCAGCGCGGCGTGATGCTTTACTACCATCGCAGCGTGATTGAAAAGGTGGGTGGCTTTGATCCCATCTATCAGCGCGGCATGTATGAGCATTAAGATTTAGCGTTACGCATTCACAATGCCGGTTTAACGTCATGGGCTTTCGCTGATGTCGTCGGTTCGGAAAAGTTAATTTACTCACTTGATGAGCATCAGGCTGTAGAGCGTTCCGTGTCTAAGCCAGATCGTGAAGCACAGGTTAAGCGCAATGTGACGATTCACAACGAGCGCCGCAACAGTGGCTACACCGGATATGCAGAGTACCGCGACAGGCGCAATGTCGTTATCACCACTTTACTGACCAGCCAGCCGGACCCACAGCGTGGAACGAAGATAACGCCTTCGCCTGACCTGCTGGCTAAGTGGGCGTCATCGCTAAGTGGTTGTGGCCGAATCGTCCTGGCTGATGAGCTGGAGACTGTTCCGGCTGATGTCGAGTTATTCCGCGTGCTGGATGTGAAGATGAATGTCTACTTCCGGCGCTGGCTGCACATCTGGCAGCACTTACGCGATCACCCTGAATATCATTTTGTCTGGTGTACCGATGGCACTGATGTAGAAATGCTTCAGCAGCCCTGGCAGGAAATGGAAGAGGGCAAGATTTACGTTGGCTCTGAGCCTAAGACTTACGCCGACACATGGGCTAAGCAGAATCATCCCGAAGCTATTTGTCAGGCGTTCATCAATGAGCATCGCAACGATGTGATGTTAAACGCTGGCCTGTTGGGTGGCACCCGCGATGATGTGATGGCAATAGCGCATGGCATTGTCCGGCTGTATTACCACATCGAATCATTGCGGTTCTGGGGCAAAGAGCACTCAGCGGCATCCGTTGGAGATATGATCGCTTTCGGCATAGTCGCTCATCGTTACCGTGAACGTCTGGTTACAGGCCCGCATATCCATACCGTTTTTAAGTCTGACGGCCTTGGTAAGGAGTGCGCTTTCTGGCGCCATAAATAATTCATTAAAAACATTTCATCCTTTAATCGGGAGGCTTTGCCATGCCTGCAAGCAGACCACTAGATGAGAGATTTTGGGAAAAGGTGAATAAATGCGGAGAAGACGAATGCTGGTTGTGGAAAGGATCAACATCGTCATCGAGTGGTGGGAGACATATTAAACCACAGGTATATGGAAAAATTGCTGCATCTAGAACGCCATCTGGAAGGAAGTTTTGGGCTGCTCACAGATTATCATGGGTGTTAAAAAATGGTCATATTCCTGAAGGAAAGCTCGTAGACCACAAATGCCATAACACGCTGTGTGTTAATCCATCGCACCTCAGATTAGTTACACCCAAACAAAATAGTGAGAATCGTGCAGGTGCTGCCACCACAAAGAATTCAAGTGGCCGGCGTGGTGTCAGGTGGAATAAAAATATAGGCAAATGGCACGCGTATTACAGCCACAATAATCGATCTCACTGCGTTGGTTTTTTTGACGACCTAGAAGAAGCATCACAGGCGGCTAAAAATGCTCGCAATAAGGTGTTCACACACAATGACGCAGACAGAAATTAAGTTCGTCGTCGTCGGCCATCACACTCGCTGTCACCATGCAGAACACTTGGCGTGGTCGCTGTGTGCTCACCTGCTGATTGATGAAGGCCAGCACGGCGCAAACTGGAATCACCGCCGCGCCATTGAGTGGGCCAGCCAGCAGGATTGCCGCGTAGTGATAATGGAAGACGATGCGCTGCTGGTAGGTGGCTTCATCGAAAAGGTATCAGCCTGGCTTGATCGATTCCCTGATGATTTGCTGTCTTTCTATTTAGGCACCGGCAGGCCACCACAGTATCAGCTTGAGGTGGCAACAAAGCTTATCGACAGCGACCAGCGCCAGACTGACTACATCAGAATGAGCAGGCTGATTCACGGCGTCTGTTACAGCATACCTCGGCATCGCATCACTGATCTGCTGACAAGATGGGACAGCGCAAAGCCAGCCGACTATGCGGTTGGTGATGCCTGTGGCGGTGATGTTATCTATCCCTGTTACTCGCTGGTTGACCATGCAGACTCGGCAACGGTAGAGCGGCACCCCGACAAAGAACAACGCACAGAACGCCGCAGGGCGTGGAGGCTTGATGCCAGCCAGAATACCCAGAGCATGCCGGAAGCTCGGTTGTGCCAGCACTACGACAGACGGATCGGGTTACTGTGACGCTCACCGCAATGAAGGCTGGCAACAGCACCAGAGAGGACAGAGCAGACACGAGCGGGGCTATGGCAGCAAGTGGGATGTGATAAGGGCTCGCGTCCTGCAGCGTGACCGGCATCTCTGCCAGAACTGCCTGAGAAGCGGAAGGCCAACAGCAGCCAAGACCGTTGACCACATCGTACCCAAAGCACATGGGGGTACCGATGATGATACCAATCTTGAGGCCCTGTGCTGGCCCTGCCACCGCAGCAAAACCGCAAAAGAAAGGTTGAAATGAGAATCAATATCATCAAAGTGGTTTCAAATGTAACTATCTCACCTCAAATGAGATCCATTATCATTTGTCGAGGGGAGGGCGGGTCGAAAGTTCACCCCTCTCGCCTTTAAGGACCGCCGCCTAACCTTTTTTCGCATCGCCGCAGGTTAGAAAACTTTTTTTGGGGTGACCCAACCAGTGATTAATAGGAGTTTTCGATTATGCCAGGACCGCCGAAAACCCCGACACATCTGGCTTTGGTGAAGGGGAACCCATCAAAACGCGCTATAAACAAAAACGAGCCAAAACCTAAGTCTGGGGTACCCCCAATTCCAAAGCATCTGGATAAGATGGGGAAGTACTGGTTCAAGCGAATTGGCGAAGAGCTTGATGCCGTTGGTGTCATGACCACGCTCGACGGTAAAGCCCTTGAGCTGCTGATTGAGGCCTACACCGAGTACCGTCAACACTGCGATGTTCTGGCTGAAGAGGGCTACACCTATAAGACGGTGTCAGCAACAGGCGAGAATATTGTTAAAGCTCATCCGGCAGCAGTAATGAAGTCCGATGCGTGGAAGCGCATTCGGGCGATGCTCACTGAATTTGGCATGACACCGGCCAGCCGTTCTAAGGTTGGCGCTAAGGGCCCTGCTGAAGCCGATCCCCTTGAAGAGTTTCTTAAAAAGCGCAAATGATGAATGGCAACTGTTCAGGCTGGTATTCAGTACGCCGAGAGCGTGCTGTCTGGCGAGATCGTTGCTGGCGAACTGGTGCGCCTGGCGTGTCAGCGTTTTCTCAATGATTTAGAGCATGGGCCGGAACGCGGTATCTACTTCAGCGAGGACCGCGCTCAGCATATTCTCGACTTTTATAATTTTGTTCCTCATGTCAAAGGCGCTCTTGCGGGTAAGCCGATAGAGCTGATGCCCTGGCATATTTTCATCCTCATTAATTTGTATGGCTTTGTCATCCCACTCGTCGATGAGGTGACGGGCGGGCACGTTTTTGATGAAGATGGCGATGTGATTATGGTTCGCCGTTTTCGCACTGCTTATAACGAAGTGGCCCGTAAAAACGCCAAATCAACCCTTTCTTCAGGGGTTGGTCTTTATATGACCGGGGCTGACGGGGAAGGTGGCGCAGAGGTTTATTCTGCGGCCACAACACGCGATCAGGCTCGCATCGTTTTTGACGATGCCAAAAACATGATTAAGAAAGCGCCCCGGACGCTGGGGCGGCTGTTCGGTCATGTGAAGCTGAACATCCATCAGGAGCGAACAGCATCCAAATTTGAACCCCTTTCGAGCGACGCTAACAACCTCGACGGCCTCAATATTCACTGCGGAATTGTTGATGAGCTTCATGCTCACCGTACCCGCGATGTCTGGGACGTATTGGAAACGGCGACGGGAGCACGTCTTCAGTCGCTGCTGTTTGCCATTACCACGGCGGGGACTAACAAAGAAGGCATCTGTTTTGAGCAGCGTGATTACGCCATAAAGGTGTTGCGCGGGGTGGTTGATGATGACACCTATTTTGCCGTCATTTACACCCTTGATGAGCATGACGACCCGTTTGATGAGGCGAACTGGCCTAAAGCTAATCCCGGACTGGGTATCTGTAAGCGCTGGGACGACATGCGCCGCCTTGCCAAAAAGGCAAAAGAGCAGGTTGCAGCTCGTCCAAACTTTTTCACCAAACACCTTAACATCTGGGTTACGGCTGAAAGCGCCTGGATGGACATGGATCGCTGGTCAAAAATGCCGAAACTCGGCGCTGATGAAGACCGTAAAACGTGGCCGATGTGGGTGGGCGTTGACCTCGCCAACAAGATTGATATCTGCGCAGCGGTTAAGACATGGCGTGACCCATCCGGTGAAACTCACATGCAGTCACGTTTCTGGATACCGGAAGGAAGGCTTGAAACCGCACCTGCTCATATTGCTGAGCTTTACAGAAAGTGGTCTGCAGCCGGTTATCTTGAGCTGACCGATGGTGACGTTATCGACCACGCGATGATCAAAGCGGACATAGTTAAGTGGGTCCAGGGGGAAAATATTAAGGAGATTGCTTTCGACCCTTGGAGTGCTGTTCAGTTCAGTCTGTCGCTTGCTGAAGAGGGTTTACCGCTGGTAGAGGTGGCTCAGACGGTAAAAAACTTATCAGAATCAATGAAGTCTGTTCAGGCAGAAATTTACGGTAATAAATTCCACCATGACGAAAACCCTGTCATGACCTGGATGATGTCAAACGTCACGGTTAAGCCTGACAAAAACGACAACATTTTCCCAAACAAGTCCACGCCTGAAAACAAGATTGACGGGCCGGTCGCGCTGTTCACTGCCAAAAGCCGAATGCTGGTAAATGGTGGTGAGGATGCGCAGGACCTGAGTGGATTCTTCGAAAACCCGATAATGATAGGCGTCTGATGAAAAAACAAAAGCAGCCTGGCAAGGTTAAATCAGCCTTGCTGAACTGGTTAGGCGTACCGATTGGATTAACAACGGGTACTTTCTGGCAAGAATGGATGGGGATGAGCAGCAGTGGAAAGGTTGTCTCAGCCGATAAAGCTATCCAGCTTTCAGCGGTATGGGCCTGCGTCCGGCTTTTGAGCGAATCAGTCTCGACGCTTCCGCTTAAAATCTATCAGCGTCAGGATGATGGTTCACGCAAGCCCGCCACGCAGCATCCTGCTTATCAGGTACTTTGTCGGCGCCCTAATCTGGAGATGACGCCGTCGCGCTTTATGCTGATGCTGGTTGCCAGTATCTGCCTGCGTGGTAATGGTTTTGTCGAAAAAAAGATGATCGGCAACAAACTGGTTTCACTGGTTCCGCTACTGCCGCAAAACATGGTTGTTAAGCGACTTGATGATGGTTCTCTGCAGTACACCTACACCGAAACATCATCCCAACGCGTGATACCCGTTAAAAACATCATGCACATTCGTGGATTCGGGCTTGATGGTGTCTGCGGCATGATGCCGATGATGGCGGGTCGTGATGTCATCGGCGCGGCTATGGCAGTGGAAGAGTCAGCCGCAAAAATTTTTGAAAACGGCCTTCAGAGTTCGGGGTTTCTCTCCGCTGAAACAGCCCTTGATAAAGATCAGCGTGAAAGGCTGCGTGGCTATATGCAGGCATTCACCGGTTCCCGTAACGCCGGGAAAATTATGGTCCTTGAAGGCGGCCTTAAATACCAAAATGTGACAATGAATCCCGAAGCGGCACAAATGCTTGAGTCCAGGGCTTTCAGTATTGAAGAAATATGTCGCTGGTTCAGGGTTCCCCCCTTCATGGTGGGCCATGCAGACAAGCAAAGCAGCTGGGCCTCAAGTGTTGAAGGTATGAACCTTCAGTTCCTGACGAATACTCTCAGGCCGCTTCTTGTGAACATTGAGCAGGAAATTTCACGATGTCTGCTTGATGGTGACGAAGAGTTATTTGCGGAATTCTCGGTTGAAGGGTTATTGCGTGCAGACAGTGCCGGACGTTCTGCCTACTACACAACAGCACTTCAGAACGGATGGATGTCACGTAATGACGTTCGTCGCCTGGAGAATATGCCGCCAATTGAAGGGGGTGAGATTTATACCGTACAGCTAAATCTCACGCCACTGGAAGACCTGAAGCAAAATAGCCAGGCCGCTCAGGCCGCTAACCTTCTGAAAATACATAACTACGTTTTCCCGGATATTCCTTTCGAACAATCCCCGCTTAAGAAAGCGGCTTAGGAGCTACCCAAATGACACTGAAAAGCCTTCCGGCTGCGCCGGCAGGACGGCCTTCTGCACTCTCAAATCGGGATTTGCCGTCTGCTGCTATGGAACGCTGGAACGGCGGTATCAAAGCCGCTAAGCCAGATGAAAACAGCATTTCCGTGTTTGATGTGATTGGTGCTGACTACTGGGGTGATGGAGTGACTGCCAGCCGTATCGCGGGCGCACTACGTTCAATGAATGGGGCTGACGTCACCGTGAACATCAACTCACCTGGTGGTGACATGTTTGAAGGTCTCGCCATCTACAACCTTCTGCGTGAGTACGAAGGAAAAGTGACCGTAAAAGTCCTTGGTCTGGCGGCTTCAGCGGCCTCAATTATTGCGATGGCTGGCGATGATATCCAGATAGGTCGTGGTGCATTCCTTATGATCCATAACTGCTGGGTCTATGCGATGGGTAATCGTCATGACCTTTCTCAGATAGCTGCGGATATGGAGCCATTCGATAAAGCAATGGGTGATATCTACTCCTATCGCTCAGGCCTCAGCGCTGAAGATATTGCTGAAATGATGGACGGTGAAACTTATATCGGTGGCAGTGATGCTGTTGATAAGGGTTTCGCTGACCGTCTCCTGTCTGCCGACGAAATATCTGATGACGATGACAGTCCGGCAGCTGCATTGCGTAAGCTCGATGCTCTGTTAGCAAAGGCCGAAACGCCACGTTCAGAGCGCCGAAAACTTCTCAAAGCTTTATCAGGCAGCACGCCGGGCGCTGCTGCCAGTCCAGAGGGTACGCCGAGCGCTACCGATGAAGTAAACCCCGAAAATCTTAAACAACTCCAAGACGCCCTGGCGGCGTTCGGCAAATAAGGAATTACCATGTCAGAAGTAAATGAAATCCTGAAAAAAGTTACTGCAAGCATTGAGGAAGCCAATGGCAAATTCAGTGCTAAAGCGGAAGAGGCGCTGAAAGAGGCTAAAAAATCAGGAACCCTTTCTGAAGAGACAAAAGCGGCAGTTGATAAAATGGCTTCGGAATTTAATGCGCTCCGTGAAGCTGAAAAAACTCTGAAAGCTGCTCTGGGTGACCTGGAGCAGCATGTCGCTAACATGCCTCTGCAAAATGCAGTGAAGGTCGCGCAGTCTGCAGGCCATGTTGTCATTTCGAGCGAAGCACTCAAAACGTTTGCTTCCAGCGTTGAATCAGGAAAGCGACTGAGTATTCCCGTCAACTCAGCGCTGACTTCACCAGACCTGCCGGATCGTGTTGTGGAACCACAGCGACTGCCAGGTATCGATACAGCGCCTAAGCAGCGACTTTTTATTCGCGATCTTATTGCGCCGGGTCGTACTGGTTCGCCAGCAATTTTCTGGGTTCAGCAAACCGGCTTCACTAACGCTGCCAAAGTGGTGCCAGAAGGTGAGAAAAAGCCTTACAGCGACATCAAGTTTGAAACCAAAATCACGCCTGTCACAACCATTGCGCACATGTTCAAAGCGTCGAAACAGATTCTTGATGACTTTGCGCAACTTCAGTCAACCATTGATGCAGAGATGCGTTACGGGCTGAAGTACGTTGAAGAGCAGGAGATTCTCTTTGGCGACGGCAGCGGTGCTCACCTGAAAGGCATCGTTCCGCAGGCATCCAAGTTTGATCCTGCCTTTAAGGTTCCTCAGAAGAGCGGTATCGATGATTTGCGCCTGGCTATGCTGCAGGCTCAGTTGGCTCGTTTCCCTGCATCAGGTCACGTTCTGCACTTTATTGATTGGGCAAAGATCGAACTGACCAAAGACAGCCTGGGCCGCTATATCCTGGCTAACCCTTCTGCTTTGACCGGACCGACCCTTTGGGGACTGCCGGTAGTGGCGACTGAAGAAGATAAATTCGCTGGCAAGTTCCTGACGGGTGCGTTCAATGTGGCCGCTCAGCTCTTTGACCGTGAAGATTCTAACGTTGTTATCTCCACCGAAAACGGCACTGACTTCGAAGAGAACATGATCTCAATTCGCTGCGAAGAGCGACTTGCGCTTGCTGTTAAGCGTCCTGAAGCGTTTGTCTTTGGCAACTTCAGCGGTGCCGAAAGCGGTTCGTAAACATTAGCGGCCTTCGGGCCGCTTTTTCTCTCGGGATTCTCATCATGATTATCAATCTTGAAACGGTGAGAGAGCATTGCCGTATTGATGCTGACGATACCAGCGAAGATTCGTTGTTAACCATCTACATTGGTGCAGCAAAGCGACACATTGAAAAATGGACGCGCCGAAACCTTTATGAAACCAACGCTGATGCGGGGTTTGATACCGACGATGATCGCCTGCTGCTTGATGATGACATCCGTCTGGTCATATTGCTTCTGGTTGGTCACTGGTATGCAAACCGCGAAGCGGTCAGTGAACAAAAAACCAGTGAAATGCCTCTGGCCGTTGATGCGCTTCTTCAGCCTTACAGGGTTTATGGTCTATGACAGGGCTGGCGGCTGGCGAGCTTGATAAACGCATCAGGGTACAGCGCACTGAATCAGAACGCGGGCCGCTTGGTGAGGTATTGCCGGGGCAGGTTGTTATCAGTTCACCCTTTATCTGGGCCAAAGCTGAAAACATTTCAAACCGCAAAATCCGCAGTCTGGATCAGCAACAGATTGTTGAGACATGGCAGTTCACTATCCGACCGCGTATCGATGTTCAGACGGACTGGAAAATAAGCTGGGGGAATGAGATTTATACCATCAGGGCCGTTGATCGCAGCAGGCGTGATCGTGCCGTCATCACTGCTGAAAGGGATGTGCGTCATGATTGAGTCAGGCATTTACAAAGCCCTTCAGTCGTTGTCCGAACTGCAGGTTTACCCCTTAATGATTCCTGATACTGAGCAGGAAGGGATTACTTATCAGCGCATTTCTGACTCCGAGATTGAAAACGGTCTCGTCAGGACGTCGCTGGTGGCGGGGCGATTCCAGATTTCCTTTGTCAAAGTCTCTGACTATACGGGCCTTCTGGCGCTGGACAATCAACTCTGGCAGATATGGAAGGGCATCAGGCACGGTGATATTGGCGGTTATCCGGTTCAGTACGTTGAGCGCAGTTCTCTGCGACAGGATAAATTCACGCTGCCTAATAACGCAGTTCAGTACCGCCTGAGCAGAGATTTCATCATCTATTTCAGTGAGGTGTGAATGTGCTGAGTATGCAGGTTACAGGGCTTGATGAGCTTGAACGTCAGCTTATCGCCCTGGGTGAAAAAGCCGGTACAAAAGTTTTGCGCGACGCTGGCCGCGCTGCACTTGAAATCGTTGAGCAGGACATGAAAGAGCACGCAGGTTACGACGAGTCCGCAAAGGGCCCGCACATGCGTGACTCAATCAAAATCCGTTCTACAACCCGCACCAAAGGCAATGCAGTCGTCGTGCTTCGTGTCGGACCCAGTAAGCAGCACTTCATTAAAGCGCTGGCTCAGGAGTTCGGCACAGTGAAACAGGTACCTTCCCCCTTTATCCGTCCGGCGCTGGATTACAACAAATCCCGCGTCCTCAGAATCCTCGCGGTTGAAATACGGGACCGCATTCAAAACAACGGGTAGCAGCCGCTACCACTTCAACAGAGAGAAAAGTCATGGCTGATAAAACTTCGCCAGAATACGCGATGCTGCCTGCTGGCACCGTGGTTATGTGGGGCGCGGCTGGCGCGGCGGTTTCCGCGATGAAACCGCTGATTAACTGTAAAGCGCTCGGCGCAACGGGCCAGACGGGCGGCTTCGTTGACTGCACTACGCTAAAAGATAAGGGAAAGCAGTTTGTTTCTGATCTGCCCGAAGGCCCTGAAAAGTCGCTCGGGTTTATTGATGATCCTTCCAATACGGATTTTGCTGCCTTCCTCAATGCTGCGCAAAACCGTCAGACGGTGCAGTTTTACGTTGAACTGCCAAACGGTCGCACCGCTAACATGGTGCTGGCGCTGTCTGGCTGGCAATTGAATGAAATTACCGCGCCTGCCAGTGAAGTCATTCAGATCACCGTCCAGGGCAAGCAAAACAATATCGACTGGGGCGTTGCTTCCGGCTCTTAATTCTTAAACAGCGCCGCTGTCATGGCGGCTTTAATTCCTCAGCAGGTAAATTCTGATGTCAGATAATTTCGATATTTCTAAGCTCAAGTCACTGTTGCTGCAACCAAAGAACACCGCCGTAAAAACTGAAATGTTCGGCACCCCTGTTTATATCCGCCGCCGCACCGCTGGTGAGCTTATCAGCTATGAAGAGTCGCTGGATAAGGCTCAGGAAAGCGGCAATGTCCGTGCTATTTCAGAAATGAGCGTTCAGCTTGTCATTGACAGCCTGGTCAATTCAGACGGCTCAGCCATTCCCCCAGAGCTGCTGCCCACGGCGGCTGAGCTTATTGATTCGCATGACAATCCAGCCCTGATGGAAGCGATTGAGCGCGTTAAAACGCATGCTATCGGCAAGCTGGAAGAAGCGGAAAAAAACTAACGGGCTCGCCGTGGCTCCAGCTTATTTTCTGGCTGGCTGACAGGTGGGGCGAACCTGACCCCTACGTCATAGCGGCGCTGCCCTGTGACGTGCTGAACCACTGGCGGGCGTACTTCCTTCAACAGGGAATTCTGAAACAGCCTGGCCCTGAAAACACTTCTTCTCTCGCAACCCCACATCACCCTGCAGGTAACGTAACTGCGCCTGACGTCAGTCAGCAGTGTGATGCTGTCATGAGGGCGTTAATGTAATGGCTGATGTCGCTTCCCTTGCCGTAGGGCTTCACCTCAATGCTGCCAACTTCAAAACGCAGCTTATCGGCGCGTATGGCGATGCTAACAAACAGTCTCGCCAGTTCAACCGACAGGCGCAGGATGATGCCAAAAAGACTGAAGAGGCCTATAAACGGGTAACCTCCACGGTAAGCGGCCTGGCAGGTCGCATCGCCGGGCTGGCTGGTGTCGGTTTTTCGCTGGGTGCGATTATTCAGACCTCGCGGCAATACTCACAGGCACTGTCTGACCTGTCATCTATTACGGGCGCAACGGGTGACAAGCTCCGCGCCCTCGATCAGGCCGCGCAGCAGATGGGACGCACCACAGAGTATAGTGCCAGTCAGGCAGTTGAGGCGCTGAAGCTGATGGCTTCGGCTAAACCTGAACTGCTTGAGACGGCTGACGGGCTTCAAAAGGCGACAAACAGCGCGCTTCTTCTGGCTCAGGCTGGCGGCAGTACGCTGCCTGATGCAACGCGCACCCTGGCGCTGTCACTTAATCAGTTCGGCGCGGGCGCTGAGCAGGCAGACCGTTACATTAACGTGCTGGCTGCAGGTGCTAAATTTGGTGCGTCTGAAATTAACGACACCGCCGCCGCGATTAAAAATGGTGGTGTGGCCGCAGCGCAGGCCGGGATCGGATTTGAAACGCTCAATGCTGCTATTCAGGTGCTGGCATCGCGTGAAATCAAAGGCGGTGAAGCGGGTACTGCGCTGCGTAACATCATCCTGAACCTCGAAAAAGGTACGGACAAGACGCTCAAGCCCTCTGTTGTCGGGCTGAGCAAAGCGCTGGAGAATCTTGCAGGCAAAAACCTCTCTACGGCGCAGGCCGTTAAGCTGTTTGGCGTAGAGAACATCAACGCCGCCTCCATTCTTACCAGTAACCGAGGCAAACTTGATGAGCTGACCAAATCGCTTACGGATACGCAGACTGCCCATGAGCAGGCCGCTGTCAGGGTGAATAACCTCAACGGCGATCTGATGGGGCTGACAAGCGCTTTTGAAGGTTTGATCATCAAGGTCGGTCAGTCTGGTAACGGTCCTCTTCGCTCCGGTGTTCAGAGCATTACGGAATCCGTAAACGCCCTGGCTGATAACTTTAATACCGTTGCCTCAGTCGCGCTCTATACCCTGATTCCGGTTATCTCAACCAAACTGACAGCGGGGCTCAGGGAAAGTGTGACATCCTGGACCGCTAACGAAATGGCAGTCAGGAGAAACGCATTACAGCAGGCCGAAATCGCCAGGCAGACCATTGCAGTGGCACAGGCCACGCGGTCACAGGCTCAGGAAGAGGCCCGTTATCTTGGCACGCGTACAGCGGCAAACGCGGCAGCGGGCATCAATGTTGGCTATCAGAAAGAGCAGGTTGCGCTAAGTCGCACGATCAGAGAGTCGAGAATCGCTGAAGCAGCGGCTACTGAGCGGCTTGCCGGGGCTAATTCACAACTTTCTCTCAGTACGAGGGCAGCATCGGTTGCTTCCGGGCTGGCGCGTGGCGCACTTTCGCTCATTGGTGGTCCCGTAGGTGCAGCCATGCTGGCCGGTTCTGCTGTGCTTTATTTCCATGAGCAGGCCAAGCAGGCCCGTCAGTCAGCGCTTGATTTGAAAGGCGCGGTAGTTGAAACAACAGCGGCATTGATGCAACTCTCAGATGTGAAGTTGTCGGTTAAATTAGACGATTACACTGAGCAGTTGAACAACATCAACACGCAGCGTGAAAAAGTGAAAGATGAGCTGTCACGTTACAGCGACACGCGGATCAGCCTTGCTAAAAGCCGCGAAGGTTCATCGCTTGGATTTCTTTTCCCCTCTGCTGAAACGCTAGAAAAAGAAAAGCGTCAGCTAAAGGGGCAGCTCGAAGACCTTGATTCAGCGGCATCAACAGCCAGAGATAACATCACTAACGCAACTAATGCCCGCTTTCTTGTGAAAACAGGCGTTGCTGACCGGGCTAAAGCTCTTCAAAGCGATATTCAGGCGGCGACAGCCGCAGCGGCTGATGCGGGAAAAGTCGAATCCCCCTGGGGTGGAGAGGACCCCGCTAAAGCAGACAAAAAGGCCGCGCAGGCGCTTAAACAGTTTCAGTCGCTGCGAAATGAGATAGAGCAGGCGCACGCTTCCAGCCTGGAAAAAATCAACCTTCAGGAAAAGGCATCGCAGGAAAAAATCCTGAAGGAGGCTAAAGCCTCTGGTGTGAGTCAGGCTGAAGTTCAGCGGGTGATGACGCTCAATGCGGCAAACTACCAGCGGCAGCGTCAGGAACTGGCTGAGCAGTACTCTCCGGCCAAAGCGGTTATGCGTCAGGAGTCAGAGGCTAGCCGGGACCTTAAGCAGCTTTATGCATCACGTCTGATGACTGAGCAGGAGTATCAGTCAGCCCGTATTACGCTTGCAAATGACTCTGCCCAAAAGCTTATTCAGGCGCAGGCCAGCCGCATGGCAGCACCGAAGCTGAATATAGCGGGTGAGGTTGACCCGGTTGCGCAGCTCCAGAATCAGCTCGTGCAGCAGCAGAGCCTTTACGATGCCTACTACGCCAACGGCAAACTTAATAAGGAAACCTATGAAGCGCTGATGCAGAAATCCTCACGGGATTCAGCAGATGCGCAGTATCAGGCTGCTCTCAATCTGTACGCCGGACAGAGCGCGCTGAATAAAGGGATTGTGAGCCTGGCGGAAGCAGCGTCGGAGAGAGTGACTAACTCCCTGACGGGGTTGCTTACCGGCACACAGTCTTTTAAGGAGAGCATTTCAAACCTGTTTGCCTCGCTGGTGCAAAGCGTCATTAAAAGCCTGGTTGAAATGACCGCACAGGCTCTGCTCACTAAAACAGTGCTGTCATCCTTTATGAGCTTCGGCGGTTCCGCACTAGGTGCCGTCGGGTCAGGTGTTGCGGCATCTGCGGGCAGTACCGGCGCGATGGGCATGAGTACCAGTTATCAGGGGTTTGACAGTGGCGGCTTCACGGGAGTTGGCGGGAAGAACGATCCGGCAGGTTTGGTTCATAAAGGTGAATTCGTTTTCACCAAAGAGGCAACGGAGCGTATTGGCGTTTCAAACCTTTACGACATGATGCGCGGCTATGCTGACGGCGGGCTGGTTACTGCACCCACTGAGCGGCCTGTAGCGTCCGGCGTGGCGCGTTCTGGTGGTGGTACTCCGGTAATCAATATTGGCGATACGGTTGTTCATATCAGCGGATCGTCTGACAGTGGTGACGCAGGTACTGAAAAAACTGCATCAGCCGCGAAACAGCTAAAGGGAATAATCCGCAAAGAAGTTAACGATTGGGCTAAATCACAAATGACTCCTGGCGGAGTTCTCTACAACGGGCGGCAGTGACAATGGCGACAGACACATTTACCTGGGAAGTCAGGCTACAGGCCAGTGAACAGGTTAACGTCTCAACAAACGCTGCGCAGTTTGGTGACGGTTACAAGCAGGTGTCAGGGCGAGGTATCAATGATGAGTCTGAAACCTGGTCGCTGACATGTAACGGCAGGAAGGCCGTCATAGCTGAGCTGAGGGCATTTCTTAAAGCACACGTTACCCGTTCTTTCTGGTGGACCAATCCCTGGGGTGAGAAAAAGCTGTTCAGGGTAAAGTCTGATTCAATAAACCCTAAGTTCATCAACGGTGATTTTGTGGAGATCACTTTTACCTTTGAGCAGGCTTTTGCGCCGTGACAGGTCACAATATTACAGGATGCTCCGGCGTCCTTTTTTTATGGGTGAAAAATGAGCTTTAATCAGGATATCCAGTCACTGGAGCCGGGAAGCCTGGTGCATCTGATAGAAATTGACGGTACGGCCTTCGGGCTTGATACCGTTCTCCGCTTCCATGCTTACAACATTTCAGTCGAGGGCTGGAAATCCTTCGCGGCTGAAAACCTGCCCTCCATTATCTGGCAGGGCAACGAGTACGATCCACATCCCTATGAGGTGACCGGGCTTGAAATGACCAGTTCCGGTTCTCAGCCCACGCCAAAGCTTTCTGTCGGCAATGTGGGTAATTACGTCACCGCGCTTTGCCTTCAGTTCGATGACATGGTTAAGGCCAAAGTCAAAATACACACCACGATGGTGAAGTATCTGGATGCGGCCAACTGGACGGCGGGTAATCCTAACGCTAACCCACAAGAAGAGCGGCTTCAGGTTTTCTACGTCAATGCCAAGACCGCCGAAAACCGTAATCAGGTTGATTTCGAGCTGTGTTCGCCCTTTGATATTCAGAGCCTGCAACTGCCTTCCCGTCAGATCACGCCCGTCTGCACCTGGTGTATGCGAGGCTGGTACCGGACCGGAACCGGCTGTGACTATGCCGGTACCCGTTATTTTGCCAAAGACGGTTCAGCGACTTCTGACCCGTCAAAGGACGTTTGCGGGGGTCGCCTGGCTGACTGTAAGGCGCGGTTTGGTGACAGCGAGCCGCTACCCTTCGGGGGCTTCCCCGCTGCCAACCTTCAGGGGAAATAACAATGCGCGAAAAAATCATGGCGGCAATTACCGAGCATGTGGCCGCTGAATACCCGAAAGAAGCCTGTGGGCTGGTGGTTCAGGCAGGCAGGGCGCAGATATACATCCCCTGCAAAAATATTTCAGAAAACCCGACCGAGCATTTTGCAATTTCGCCAGAGGAAAAACGCCAGGCTGAGCAGCAGGGTTCAGTTCTGATGGTTTTTCACTCTCATCCTGATGTGCCTCAGCTTATCCCGTCTGAGCGTGACCGCGTGCAGTGCGACTATTCCGGCATAGAGTGGGGGATCATGTCCTGGCCGGACGGCGATTTCTGCACCATCAGCCCCCGTGGTGAACGTGAGCTGGTCGGACGTCAGTGGGTGCTGGGCTTTGCTGACTGCTGGACGCTCATCATGGATTACTACCGTCAGGAACACGGCATAACGCTGAATAACTGGTCGGTGGATTATGAATGGTGGGTGGACGGCAAAGAAAACCGTTATGACGATAACTGGCAGGCTGAGGGCTTTACCGAAGTGCCACTTCAGGACATGCGCGAAGGCGACATGATCATGATGCGCATTCAGTCGCCTGTCACCAACCATGCAGCAATTTATCTGGGTAACAATCTCATTCTTCATCATAACTCGGGCAATTTATCCACGCGCGTTCCCTATGGCGATTACTGGCGTAACCGTACCGTGCGTGTCGTGCGTCGAAAGGAGCTGGCTGATGCTTAAAACGATGCGTTTAAAAGGGATAATGGCAAAAAAGTTTGGGCCGGTTCACCGTTTCCACGTTGCGGACCTGCGCGAGCTTATCCGCGCTATGTGTTCACAGGTGCCGGGCTTCAAAAAGTACGTATCTAACGCGCATCTTAACGGGGTCCGTTTCGCGTTTTTCAGTGGCAGAGACAATATCTCACTACAGGAATTTGATATGTGTTCCGCGTCTGCTGAGTTTGAAATGGAACCCATTATCGAAGGTTCCAAGCGCGGCGGCACGCTGCAAATTATTATTGGTGCTGTTGCTATTGTGGCCGCATTTTTTACAGCCGGCGCGTCACTGGCGGCGTTTGGACTGAGTGCCGCAGCGGCAACTGGCGTGACCACGGCATTAACCGGGCTGGGTATCAGTATGTTGCTGGGCGGCGTGGTCCAGATGCTGACCCCGCAGCCAAAATACAACGTAGGCGCATCGTCCAACACGGACAATAAACCCAACTATGCCTTTGGCGCACCGGTCAATACCGTTGCAATGGGCTATCCGGTGCCGGTGCTTTACGGCCAGCGGGAAATTGGCGGTGCGATCATCAGCGCGGGCAGTTTTACCAGCGATCAGCAGTAAAATTCAGAATCAGACAGGCCACCTACGGGTGGCTTTTTTTTATGGGTGAAATATGCGGCTTCTTGACGGCGAAATGATTTACCAGGGTAACAAGGGCGGTGGCGGCGGTGAGGCGCACACGCCCGTTGAGCAGCCAGACGACCTGCTTTCCGTCGCCAAATTAAAACTGCTGGTAGCGATCTCTGAAGGCGAAATTCAGGGAGACTTAACGGCGCAGCAGATTTACCTGAACGACACGCAGCTTGCCAATGATGACGGCACCTATAATTTCACTGGCGTGGTGTGGGACTGGAGGAAGGGCACGCAGGACCAGACCTATATTCCGGGCATGCCGGAAGTGGATAACGAGCTTTCGGTTGGTGTGACCGTCACGCAGTCTGTGCCCTGGACACGCCAGTATACTAACCTGTCGCTGGATGCCGTGCGCATCAAACTCAGCCTTCCCGTGCAGTATCAGTATAAAGACAACGGCGATATGGTCGGCACGGTGACGCAGTATGCAATTGACCTGTCAACCGATGGCGGTTCATGGGTGCAGGTTGTGGACGGTCGTTTCAGCGGCAAAACCACGTCGGAATATCAGCGTGACCACCGCATCACCCTTCCGCGTGCAACAAGCGGCTGGTCAGTGCGCGTGCGCCGGATCACCGCAGATTCGAATTCCTCAAAGCTCATTAACGCCTTCAAAGTCTTTTCATTCGCAGAGGTCATCGACAGCAAACTGCGCTACCCCAATACAGCCCTGCTTTATATTGAAGTCAATGCGCAGCAGTTTAACGGCCAGGCTCCGAAAATCACCTGCAAACCTAAAGGTAAGCTGGTGCGCGTTCCGACCACGTATGACCCGGTAAGCCGCACTTACAGCGGTAGCTGGTCCGGTGATTTCAAATACGCTTATACCAACAACCCTGCGTGGATTTTTTACGACCTGGTACTGGATAAGATTTACGGGATGGGAAACCGCGTTGATGCGTCCATGATTGATAAGTGGGAGCTTTACAGCATCGCGCAGTACTGCGATGAGCCGGTGTCCAATGGCGCGGGCGGTACTGAGCCGCGCTTTACCTGCAACGTATTCATTCAGAGCCAGCAGGACGCCTACACCGTTCTGAAGGACATTGCCGCTATCTTCCGTGGTATCACTTTTTGGGGTAATAACCAGATATTCATCAACGCCGACGTGCCGCAGGTGGACTCCAGCGGCAACGTTGATGTGGATTTTGTCTATCACGCCGCAAACGTCATTGACGGCATGTTCAGCTACGCCGGAGGCAGTTACAAGAACCGCTATTCATCCTGTCAGGTTAGCTGGTCAGACCCAGTAAACCATTATTCCGATACAGTTGAGGGTGTTTACGATTCAGAGCTGGTGCAGCGCTATGACGTCCGGGAGATGAGCCTGACGGCGATTGGCTGTACGTCACAGAGTGAAGCGCACCGCCGTGGCCGCTGGGCTATTCTGTCGAACGCCAAAGACGGCACGGTATCCTTCGGCGTTGGCCTGGACGGTTATATTCCGGTTCCGGCTGAAATCATTGGCGTTGCTGATCCGTTCCGAAGTGGCAGGCAAAACGGCGGACGGCTGAGTTCGGTTAACGGGCGAAACTTCGGCCTGGACCGCGCCATTGATTACGCTGCTGGCGACAGACTTGTGGTGAATCTGCCAGACGGAACGGCACAGACACGCACCATATCCGCCGTCAGTGACGATAAAAAAACAGTAACGGTTGCTACCGCGTTCAGAATGCAGCCTGTTGCCGGTGCAGTCTGGGCGATAGACAGTGACAATCTGGCTATCCAGTACTTTCGCGTCACTTCAATCTCCGGCAATGACGATGGCACCTTTACTGTCGCGGGCGTCCAGCATGACCCGAACAAGTACCGCTACATTGATGATGGTGTGCGCATTGAGCCAGCGCCCATCACCGTCACCCCTATAAATGTTCTCAAGGCTCCGGTTAATATCAAACTGGCAGAGGTCAGCTACGTTGAGCAGGGGCTGTCTGTGGCCTCCATGCAGGCCACGTGGGACAGGGTAGAAGGTGCAATCAGCTACGTCGCTCAGTGGCGCAAGGACAAGGGCGACTGGGTTAACGTCAGCCAGACCAGCGCACAGAGCTTCAGCATTCGCGGCGTTTACAGCGGTGTTTATGACGTGCGCGTCAGGGCGGTGAATGCTGCTGAAGTCTCATCACCCTGGGGATTTTCCGACAGCACGACAATCACAGGCAAGGCGGGCAAACCGGGAACGCCGGTTAACCTGATGGCCACAGACAATGTGGTATGGGCTATTGATGTAACATGGAGTTTTCCTGATGGCTCAGGCGACACGGCTTACACCGAGATTCAGGTGGCTACGACATCAGACGGCCAGAATCCACAGTTCCTTGCTTATGTGCCCTATCCGGGGGTGAGCTATCAGCACGGCCCGATGCCTGCTGGCGTTCGTCGCTGGTACCGCGCCCGGCTGGTGGACAAAATCGGGAATACCGGTGACTGGACAGACTTTAAAGCGGGTATGTCTAACGTCAATGCCGATGACCTGATAGGCAGCGTGGTTGAAGAGTACCTTCAGTCTGAAGACGGCAAGGCCCTGCTTAAGCCGCTCATTACCGACCCGAAAGCGCTGGCCGAAAGCATCCTGGCTAACTATGACGATGTGCAGCAGCAGTGGGCCAACTATGGAGAGAACCGCGCCGGGATCATTGAGGCCAGAAAGGTTGCAGCGGATGCACAGAGTTCAGTTGCTGAACTGAACACAACCGTTACAGCCGGATTCAAAGCCACTAATCAGGCTGTCGCTGATAACTCCGCAGCGATTCAGCAAAAAATGACTGCCTATGCTGATGCTAACGGCGGTTCGGCCATTTACACGCTAAAGGCGGGTATCAGCTATGGGGGCGTGAACTATGACGCGGGTATGTCTGTTGCCGTGACCATCAACGGCTCTCAGGTCAACACGCGCTTTGCAGTCAATGCCAACCAGTTCGTCGTTATCAATGGCAGCGGAAATAACGTCTATTCACCCTTCGTTATAAAAGACGGTCAGGTGCTAATCAGCCAGGCGTTCATAGGTACTGCATGGATAGGAAGGGGGAATATTACTGATGTTCTCCAGTCTGATAATTACGTTCAGAATCAGGTGGGCCTCAGCATCAATTTCAAGACCGGTGTTATTGAAAACTATGGCTCCGTTTCTGGCGAAGGAAAGTATAAACAGACAAATACCGGAATATCAGTATTGTCTGCTGATGGTTCGCTGGTTCAGGTTGGGCGTTTAACTGGAGAGTTTTGATGGCTAATTGGGGTTTTGGAACATGGGATGCTCAGGGCCGAGATACCAATACCGGGATAGTAAGAATTTTGGTAGCCGGGACCCTCGAAGTGGCAAATGGTCAACAGAGCGGATCATTTTCCTTTCAGGTTCCGGCTGGCTATTATCTTGATTATACCTTTCAGGCTAATATGGGTACTTCGCCCAGGGGAAGGCGAAGGGTAAGTATCTCAGGCAATAATTTCAGCATCAGTTCCGCAGGCGATTCTGATTACTCAACAGGAACGCTACAGGCCTATGCAGGAACATTTCTTTTTTTTGTCAGGAAATAGAATATGGATTTCGGGGTTGCTCTTTCTGATAATTCTGGTAATCCCTTTTACATAAAAGGGACCATGCCATTAACACTGATGGGAAAACAAACTTTTTCTATACCTTCAGGTGGGTTAGGATCGGCGGTGGTGCATGAGAACGATAACGTTCTAAGGTTGTTTTACTATGATGCATCTGGAGGTGATGGTTATGCTTTCTATTCCAGAGACACCCAAAATCGAGGAGTCCTTACATACGGAGGCAATAACAGAGCATGCGTTATAACCCTATACACATTTGGATACCAGTATCAAAATCCTCCTAAATTCGGCATAGGTATTTTTGATAATGCCTCTCCGCGTCGTTGCATCATTCATAATCAGTCTAAAGTCCTCAGTAATGTTCAGAATCTCGGAACAGAAGGGGATGAGAATGCTGGCTACAAAATTTCGGTAAATCTCTCAGGGCGGTGGGCCATAAGCCCGGTAATGACAGGATTAATTACCGGTGTGATCAATCAGGGTGGGCAGGCCTATCCTTTTCAGTCAGTTTTTTATGCCAGATCACTTTATGATGGAAATAGTTCAGCTATTGCTTCAATATTAGACAAAGGTGTTCCCACCGGTGGTGTAAGCAATGTCACGTATTCCAACTTCCGAAATAGAATTTTCGCTGTCGATATGTCAAGATATTAAATTAGATCTTTAAGATCGAATGTTCAGTTTGAAATAATATACATAATGAAATAAAAAAATGGAAACCAGTTTAAGGAAGAAAAATGAAAGCGATTGCTGTTTTATTTCCGTTATTATTTATCTCTGGGTGTCAGACTTTGCCGCCTGTACAGTGCACCGCAACAGCCAGCATCGGCGGTCAGGATACCACTGTTCAGATATACGGCGTCAGAAAGCAGGCTAACCAGACACAGTATTACGCCGGAAACCCCTTCGGGTGGAAGTGGGTATCAAAAAACAACTTCACGCAGTCTACGTGCGAAAAATAAGCAATAAACCAATCATTAAGAACCCGGCCATTGAGCCGGGTTTTTTATTACCCGGAGATCGCCATGTCAGCAGGCACTATCGCATTAACCAATAACTCAGCCACAGTAAACGGAAGCGGAACCAGCTTTACAACAGAGCTAAAAACGGGCGATTTCGTTTACGTCACGGTAGGTGGCGCGCCTTACACGCTGGTGGCCGCGAACATTACATCCGATACACAGATGACCCTGGCAGTTGCGTTTGATGGCCCGACAACCAGCGGGTTAGCCTGGAATGCTGTGCCAGCACCTTTGCAGGTGGCTATTACGCAAAAAATCCTCAATGACTTTGCCAGCGTAGCGCGCGGGCGCATTCTTGATTTTCAGAACTGGCAGGCCATCTACAGTAATGCAGCGTCAGTTACGGTGACCAGACCTGACAGAACGCAGTTCACGGGGCCGAGCTGGGGCTACATGGCCGACCAGTACAATAACAAAGCCAACTCCAGTGATGTTTTGCGGAAAGACGATAATCTGAAGAGTCTTGCCGATAACGGGACGGCAAGAAGCAATCTCGGCGTTGGCTCACGGTCTTCGGTTGAATTCGGCTCTCTGGAGTTAATAGCGGATGTCCCCTACATCGATTTCCACACAGGCAGCTCCACCAAAGATTACACCTGCCGAATCACCAACGGCCCTGAGAACACATTAAATGTGACATATGGAACATCGAAAGGAACCGGGGTGCTGGCAATAAACGGCGGCTATCTCTGCCGTTCTGGTAGCGGTGGTGGCTTCAGTGGCAACTCATTCAATTACTACTTCAATAGCTCATCGCAGATGGAGGTCTGGGTTGATGAATCCCGGCTGGGGGCTATTACGCTTTCAGCGGTCTCAGACAGGCAGCTTAAAAAGGACATTGCTTATTATGACGGTAAGAAGTCACTGACTGAGGTTATGCAGTGGAAACCCGCCACCTTCAAAATGAAAGCCAGGGGTGTCATTCCTGAATCTGAAGAAATGCTGGGCTTCATTGCTAACGATCTGGTTGAAGTAAGCAAGGATTGCGTCAAAGGAAAGGGCCTTGGTGAAGTATGGGATGAGAATGCGCCAGAGGACCCATACTACCTTGATCAGATGGCGATGATTGCAAAGCTCACACTGGCTCTGCAGCAGCAGAATGAACTCATCAGCCAGCGCGATAACATGATCAAAGAACTCCAGTCCCGAATGAAGGCAATCGACGGACTCGATGCCTAAAAAAGCCCGGCGACCGGGCAATGACTAAACCGCTCCTGTCTGAGCAGGTTTACGGGGTGGGTGATTAAAGCTTAGTCACTCGCCCAGTACCCTTCAAAATAAAATCCCTTTCCTACCAACACCTTTACAAATCTCACATCCACATCGGCTTGATCCATTTCATAGGTTGATATTACTGTGATTATATACAGTAAAAATCGGAGGGTAATACAATGCCCCGTGACTACGAAATCATGATTGCCTTTCGCCAGGCCATTAAGCGCGACAGCCAAGGGCGCTACACACTAAGCACACTCGACTTTGTCCGCGAGCTAGATCGCCTTAACTGGCATTACACGCTTCGCGCCGCCAACAAGTGGATAGAGACGCACACAACAACCTTCCGCGACATCTCAACCTCTGAAGGCGAAGATCGCGTGTTTCAGGTTTTTAATCCTAATGGTGGCTTCTGATGTTCGCTCTGGTTGACGTTAATTCGTTTTACGCCAGTTGTGAGACAGTATTCAGACCTGACCTGCGCGGAAAGCCTGTCGTTGTTCTCAGTAACAACGATGGTTGTGTAATTGCCCGGTCTGCAGAAGCCAAAGCGCTGCAGATACCTATGGGGGCGCCTTATTTCAAACTTAAGAATGATTTCAGGCGATATAACGTTCAGGTATTCAGTTCCAATTACACGCTTTATGCCGATATGAGTAATCGCGTCATGACAACCCTGGAGGACATGGCCCCGGCAGTCGAAATATATTCAATCGATGAAGCTTTCATGTGCCTGGATGGCATGCAGCGCCTTACCTCACTTGATGATCTCGGGCGGAAGGTGCGAGCCAGAATCAAACAAGAAACCCACCTCATTGTTGGCGTTGGTATAGCGCAGACAAAAACGCTCGCGAAGCTGGCTAACCATGCCGCAAAAAAGTGGAGTAAGACAGGTGGCGTTCTGGACTTGTCCAACATTGACCGGCAGAAAAAGTTGCTTGCCCTCGTTCCTGTAGAAGATGTATGGGGCGTTGGGCGGCGCATCAGCAAAAAGCTGAATGCCATGGGTATCACCACGGCTAAGGACCTGGCCGAACAAAGTACGTATATCATCCGTAAACATTTTAACGTTGTGCTTGAGCGAACTGTCAGAGAGCTGCGTGGCGAGCCCTGCTTAGAGCTTGAAGAGTTTGCACCGACCAAACAACAGATAGTGTGCTCGCGATCGTTCGGCTCGCGCATCACTGAATATATGGATATGCGTCAGGCCGTATGCGCTTTTGCAGAACGCGCAGCGGAAAAGCTCAGAAAAGAAAGGCAGTACTGCAAGCAGATAGCCGTCTTTGTCCGCACCAGTCCGCACGCTGAGGGCGAGGTATTTTACGGCAATCAGGCTGCCGGGAAGCTATTGACGCCTTCTAACGATACCCGCGATATCATCCGGGTAGCTATGGACGCGCTGGATCAGATATGGCTCGACGGTCACCACTATATGAAAGCAGGCGTGATGCTAGGCGATTTTTTCAGCCAGGGAGTGTCTCAGCTCAACCTGTTTGATGAGTACCGGCCACAGCCTAATAGCGAAGCTCTGATGCGTGTTGTGGATGGGCTTAACCAGAGTGGCAAGGCCAGTCTTTTTTTTGCTGGGCAGGGTATTGAAAAAACTTGGGCAATGAAGCGGGAAATGCTTTCACCTTCTTACACTACAAAACTTACTGATTTGCTTTTAGTTAAATAG